CCATAAGCCAACGAGTACCTTCGTAAGTCTGACATTGCTCAATAAGCCAAAGAACTCCTAAAGCGGATTTGCCACCACCAGCAGCACCTCCATAAATCAACTCCTTTGTTTCGTTATCCTTTAGATAATAAACCGCATTCTCTTGTTTACCTATTAGCTTCATTTGGCTTTGTTCCTGCTCCTAATGATATGATGTTTGTTGTAACCTCTCCTGAGTGTTCTTGTTGTATCTTATCCCCGTACTTCTTAGGCTGCATTTTACCAAGCATCCATTTACGTGCATCTATCCTTATACGGCTTCTTGCTACAAATTCAGAGTCTATTACTTCCCCATTCTCAGTAAACTTTTTATCTCCGCTTGCATCGTCTGCAATACTTAAAATATCCTCAAATATTACATCGGCTCTTTTCTCCGTTCCGCGCGCGTATTGTAGTATTTTTTCTTCGTCTGCTTCTATCCATTTATAAAAAGTATGGCTTTCTGGTCTATCCTCTTTCAACAAAGAAGCTCTTAAAGACATCCCAGACTCAATATCTAAGATTATATCTTTAAAAATACGCTCTATATCCTCCTTGCTGTATGCCATAGCCCCAAAGATACAAAAAATAGTAATACAATATACTACTTATTTAAAAAGGGCAATATTCTTTTTTAGGCTTAGGTATTAGATCCCTATATTCCCTCTGTATCTTCTCAGCTATTGCATCCCTGATAAATTGTGCTACATTAACCCCGTAACTATCAATCTTCTTCAAAGTGTCGTGCTGTGTCTGAGTAATCTTAATTACTTTAACTTTAGTATAATGTTTCATAGTGTTTCGGGATTAAAGTAATACATTTATAGCTGTTAGCGAGTAGTTATCACTCATTTTGCAGAACGTGTACTGGTAACTAATTTGTCTTTTCTAATTATACAAGTTCCGTTTTCAAAAGGAATCTCAAAATTCCATCTATCAAGCGTGAATTTTGAAACTCCTATTTTAGTCCAAGTATTACAAAGAATTGTTAAATCTCCGTAATAGAAATTAAATCCAGTTTCCTTAAATTCAATATGAAATATCTTTTTCATAATTACTTTTTTAAATGATTAATTAACCAAGTTTTACCAGACTTTACAATTCTAGTTCTATCCACTAAAAAAGAATCTTGTTTAGCTTCTATTTCAGTATCTTTTACTAATATTCCGAAATTTTGCGCTTCAAAATATTTCATATCATACTTACCTTGAAATAATAAATTTCCTGATACTGATCTTGCGAATTTATAAAAATGTGTTCCCATAATAAAAAGTTTTAAAATTAAAAGGGGATTTTCATCCCCCGCTGGTTGTTACTCAAAAACGTAATTAAGTTTTTTCAACTTAAGAACAATATCGGTATATTCTCCGAGTCTAACTTCGTAAGCATTAAGCATTACTTTAGTGTTTACAAAGTCACCTTCTGACTTGAACATTTCGTATTGCTCCATATAATATACAGAAGAATCGTAAGCCTTATCACCTTTAGCCACTAAAACTTCAACTTCACTTCTTCTTTCAAATACTTGAAAAGAAGCTAATTGCATAGCACCACCAGCTTTTACATACTGTTTGTAACCTACTTTAGTAGGAGAGAAACTTAACGGGGAAACAAATAAATCAGTCATAATGAATGATTTTAGGATTGCCACTAATAAGCTTCCTTATCCTGAGTACAAATATAAGCATTAATAATTGTATTGACCTAATTAAATTACAAATATTATTGATAAAAATTGTAAATAAATAAAAAAAACGAGTAAAAACGAGTGATAACAGCAGTTACACAATACCAGCCAAAGCAACTAACCGTATAGGCTGGCATCGTGTAGCTGCGAAACGTTAGCGATAATGACTAAAGACGCTCGTGCATTTCACACATTCCGTGAGGTGTGTCCATAAAAATAATTTGATTATTATCTGAACCGTCTGACATTCCTCTGAAACATTCGCATCCCCAACCGAAAGTTTTATCTATGGAACCTTTTGTTTCTATTGAGCCTCTTGAACTTCCATCTTCATTAATACCTCCATTACTTGGATGACAATTTATTTTTACTTGTCTTTTGCAGTTACAGCAACAATCACCTCGATAACCTTTGTCACAGTCACTATCGCTAACAGCGTTTTTGAGCAAGTGGTCATTTGTGTTTAATTTATCCATCTGTTTGTGTTTTTAATTATTAGTTATTAATTTATATATCAGGCTTATTTATCCACCTGCACAAAGACGCAGGACGTTATCGAATCACTATCGTATAAAGTCGTCTAAATCCGTACCATTTCGTATCCCACAAATATACTACAAATGTAATATAATATACTACGGTATAGCTATTTATAATGATTCTAAAACGGGACTTCTTCGTCTGTGTATTTCTCCCCAAACATAGAAAAGGCAGCTTCTAGCGTTTTGTAGTTCGTTTGCTCTACTTCCTCAAATCTTTCTATATCATCTTCTCCTCTTCTAATTCTATCTATTAAAGTAAACGGGCTTACATTGTTAAAATAATATCTCTGATCTCTTATATTAAAAGTTATTTCCTTAACGTCTTGCGGAATCCCTACTAGCTTTTGTTTCTTTATCTTTTGACTTGCAAAAACTACTTCGGGGTCTTTAAAATCTATCGCTCTATTTGGTCGCCATATTGTCAAGACGTTGTCGGCTTTATCTGCAAACGTTCCCCCTCCTTTAATCTTGTTTAACTCTGGCTTGAAATACCTACCGCCATCGTTTGGGTCTTTCTGTGGTGTTACTTGGTGCGCTACTAGGTTAACAGATACGTCATTTTCTACAGAGAACCTTTTTAACTGAGTCATAAATCGAGAGATATAAAGATCTTCTCTTTCTCCATTATTCATTAAATGTTCGATTGTATTGTATGGGTCAATTATCAGCGTTCTTATCCCTTGTTTTTTTACTAAGTATTTTGCCTTATCAAAAATGGTTTGTATTTTAAAATCCTTTTCGGGATAGATAACAAAAAAGTAATCTTTTATAAAGTTCATTCCCTCCTTATATTCTGACTCGGTCATATAATTATTAACATAGTAAGGGTCGCAAGATTTACCGATATAAGTTTCGATTAGGTCATTATAAAAATCGTCTAAAGGGAAGTTTTCGGGGCTAAATACGGCAACTTTTACACCAGACAATACAGAGCGAATTAAACATAATTGATTTAAAAATAAACTCTTACCCTCGTTTTGGTATCCCGTCCATAAATTAACTTCGCCACCTCTCCAAGTCCAAGCCTTATCTATCTCAGGAACGCCTGTAGTTTCTCCTCTGTTTTGCCCGTTACGATACCCATTAAGCATAGAAGAAGTACAATCTGAAACTGTAAAAATACCCTCTATTTTTACATCTTTAGCTAGTTTAATAGTATTTGACAGGCTTTCTTTTCCATACTTTAACAAGTAATCATTAGCATCTTTGCAGTCCTCAAAATAGACTAACTTACATTTTTCAGCACCAAACCTCCTAATCAATTCTTTCTCTCCTTTTTTACCAGCTTCATCGTTATCTACTGCAATGTAGATTGTTTCTTTATTCTCAAAATAATGATAGTAATTATCAATGTAATCTAAGTTTAATTCTCCTTTTAAATTAAATCCATTAGGAACAGAAACCACATTTGTAACTCCCGCAGTTCTAAAGGCTAGAACGTCAAACTCCCCTTCTACAATAACACAAGTCTTTTCTGTTGCAATATTATCTAAATTGTAAAATATCTTCTCAGCATCTTTGTATAATTTAAAATGTTTTGCCCCGTCCCTGTATTTCGTGTTTATTATTTCATCCTGTAGGTAATAATCAAAACAAATACAATTCTCATTCTTTTTAGTCTGCGGCATCCACTCACTAGACTCTCTTACTTTTAAGGCTTTTAAAGCGTTTAAATCAATACCTCTAGTACTTGTTATGTAATTTATAAATCTATCGCTAAAAATAGGCTTAAAATTACTCTGCGGTGGTTTAGTGTATTCTTTTATCACTTCTCTTTTCTTAAAAGTATGTAATTGTATTGATTCGCCACAATGATTGCATTTTGCTAGTCCTGTGTCCCAGTAGATAGAAAGGCATTTATCTTTATCTTTCTTGCGATCTGCCGAACACTTAGGGCAAGTTGATGTTTTTGCTCCTGTACTAAATCCATAAACGTTATAATTTTCTATTGTAAAGCCGTTAATTTCTTGCATCAGATTTGAT